TTCTACCGAGAGCGTTCGCGAGGCAGTTGTTGAATGCAAATCAAGCGTTGCAGATATAGTGCCGTCGCCAATCCCCACATTCTGCGAGCTATCAATCGTGATCGCTGTACTGGTGGCGTTGTCGTCGATGCCCGTGGATGTTAGATTGCCAACCGTTACCGCGTTGGTAGTCGTAGCGCCACGGCCTGTGACTGAATCAAGCGTGTCTGTTTCTGTGTAACTGGTGAGGTAGCTAGATAGATCAGGAGGGGTATAAGAAAATACACCCGTTGTATTGTTGTAGCTAAGTGCCGCTGTGCCTACTGCATTGGTTGTAACCGACAGTGCCGTAAGCTGAATACCGTCAGCCCCGTCTGCACCGTCTGCACCGTCTGCACCATCAGCGCCTCTAAGATCGCCCGTAGAAAACCCTAGCCCGTCGTCTGATGTAAACGTAACAACACCAGTAGAGGCATTGTAACTACCGCCAGTAAAACCAGCACCTGTTGCACCAGTAGCACCTGTTGCTCCAGTAGCACCCGTAGCACCGGTAGCACCCGTAGCACCTGTTGCTCCAACAGGAATAGAAAAGTCAAACACAGCAGCAGCAGAAGTGCCTGAGTTAGTGACTGTAGCAGAGCTTCCTTCGGCTCCTGTGCTTACTGTTCCTACAGAAATCGTAGCAGCAGCACCATCAGCACCATCAGCACCATCAGCACCCGCCGGGCCTGTAGCGCCTGTATCTCCCTGTGGTCCTGTTGCACCCGTAGCCCCTGTAGCGCCAGTTGCACCAGTTGCCCCAGTAGCTCCTGTAGCTCCTGTAGGAATGCCAAATGTTATTACTTTCGTAGAAGAGTTATATGAAGCTGTAGCAGAGACACCTTCGCCCAGCGTTGTCGCTGAAGCAGTTAGTGCGTTATTAAAATTAGTAGCTTCATTAGCTGCATCTGTTGCGCTAGCAGCCGCTTCTGCAGCTGACGCAGCAGCCTCACTTGCTTTTGTAGTAGCAGTCTGAGCGTATTGTGCTACCTGAGACGCATAAGCATCTGTAGAGGCATCACCTGAACCACCATCGCCACGGTAAATTGGCATAGACTACTCCTACAAAAACAAACAAAAAAAGGAAAAGGGACTCCGAAGAGTCCCCTTAGAGGTTATCTTAAGCAGGAACTGCCAAGACAAAACCGGCTTCTGGACGGTAAGTTTGAACACCGTACAGAGTGTCAGCCGTGTACAGAGTAGAGAGATACTCTTGCTTGTACTGGGTCTGAGAACGTACAGCCATCTGCTCTGCCATTACAAGGGCGTCCTTGTGGAAGAACAAAGCACCACGCGAAGCTACACCGCTAGCAGCACCGTTTTGAGCCGCAGTTTCCAGAGTTGGGCAGTTGCTAGACACGTAGATATCAATGCCATACACGTTACCAATCAAGCCAGTACCTACGGTACGTCCGTCACGGAAGTCAGAAGACACGTAACGCTCAATGCCTGTCAAAGTATTCTTAAGAACAGGCGGAATAACCAACACGCGGTTTTCCATAGGAACGTCATTATCGTCCATCTTCTGAATCATGTCGCGGAAAAACGCATCGGTAAATACGTCAGCCGCAAGCATCGTGTCATCAGTAAACGCCGTGGTAGTAGTTCCAGCGTCGTTGAACCAAGTGGAACCTTCCCAAGCAGCACCATCAGTCGGGTTATCAGTGCGTGTACCCGTGCCAAAACCAGTAGCAGCGTTCATCAGGTCAGTGTCTACCTTCAGAGCAAGCTGGTAGCCAGCGTCTTCGGTGTAGAACTGTCGCAGAGAAGACAGAGCCTGTACTTCTACGATGTCCTCGATCAGACGTGAGTACTCAAAGTGACGGTCTACAGTGACAGTCAATTCTGTCTCAAGGTTAGCCTGAATCGTAACTGCAGCAGCTTCTGCCTTAGCAGATGCAGCACCACGAACGGGCTTAGGGATGTGAATAACGTCACCCTTCTTGCCAGACATCGACAGACGCTTGACAAGGGGAGCCATTTTCAGGTTCTTTTGGTAAGCAGCAATGATCTCATCACTCCAGATTTCTGGAATGAAAGTACCAGCTGCGGTTTTGTCTACAAATCCATTAGCTAATGGATAAGCACCAGAGGTTTCATCAGCCATAATAATTCTCCTTTAGGCTATTTGACCCTCTTCTCTGCATAGGCTGCCATGATTTCAGGCTGTAGTGCCATGTAGCGATCAGGGTCGGTTTGCATAAGTTTAATAATGTCAGCACGACGATAAACTTTCTTGCGTGATCCCTCTGCTGTTCCGCGAGCGTTGCCTGTGTTTGCTGACTTAACTGCACTCTTACGCGCCACAAGCTCTGCCTGGGCTGTCTGCTTAACGGCTTGATTACGGTCTTTCCAGAGCGTAAACAGTTCGTCAGCAGCATCGTAGTCGTACATTTGGTCAGCCTGAACAAACAACTGTGTTCTGACCTTTGACCCTTTAATCCACTCAGCAAACTTAGGATCCTGTAGTACAGATTCCATATCGGGATGCTGTCGTTGAAGTTGTGCTAACGTTGACTGTTTTTTGTACTGCTCAGTATACGCTTGCGCTTCTTTGATTCTCGGGTGATTGTCTATAGCTCGACTAACAGCGGTTTTGGGATCAACAAAGAAATCTACATCATCTTCATCGCCTTGATATTGCTGTTGTTGAGGTGCTTGTTGTGTTGAGAGTTGAGTCTGGATGTAGTTATCAACAACTTTTCTTAGCTCTCCAACTTCCGTACTCTGTTTGCCTGAAAACTTCTCAAGCTCTTGGTGCATCTGTACAAGATCTTCGACAGACTTACCACGATACTTTTCTGGAATGTTTGATACTTCTTGAGGTTGTTCCGCTTCGGGAGTCTCTACAGTATCCTGCTCTAGTTGATCTAACTCTTCTTCCTGACGCTCATCAATTAATGTTGCTCGTGACATTTCTAAACTTACCCCGCCTGTAAAGGTTATGGAGAAATAAAATGGGAGTTACCTCTATTGAGATTCCCTGCTCTTTTGCCCAGCTTTCTCGTGTTCTCTTACCCATTTCATGTGTCGTCCGGGGAAATCCCCTGATGACCCATCTAGGATATGCTGAGTAGCTGAGACAATTTTTGTAGCGTTAGCACCACATCTGCACCTACTAGAAGTAGTGCTACTGTCTACAAATTCTTCAAATATATGTCCATTAGTACAACGAAAATCAAATACTTTAATCATCTTCTTCAGAAGGCTTACTAGCTTCCTCGTAATTAGTGTTAACAATAGTTTCCATGTTTAGTAAGTGGGCTAATACGTTTAGTTGACCCTTACGAAAAAACATATCGTTAACATCTTTAGTTGCTTCTACGCTGTTAATTTGCACGGCATTGTTAGCAAACTCTTTTATTAACTGTTTCCAACCATCTGTAATAAAAAGACTAAAGTAATTGTCGTAGTACTCTTGTGTTTCTTGGTCCATTGCCACTCCCTATTTTACATATACTAATTAGAAATATAAACAGATTTTTTAATAATTATTTTTTAGCTGTTTTTCATACTGCCCTTAGTTCTTCCATTGATACTACCCATTGCTTAGGTATAACTATCTCTGCATCTCCTTCTGTAATTTTACCGTCGTCCACTAACAGATGAGGACAGATAATTACTTTTTCCTCGTCATCAACTAAAACAGCACCGCAAGAAACAGCAATAGCTACTTTGCCTTGTACAAGTTCACTTAACTCACGCCAACCTAAGTTAGATCCTCCTTGAGCGTCTTTCCATACAACTTTATATAGCTTTACCATTTTACTTTATCTGCCCAATAAGCTGCAGAACACTTACCTTTAGCAATGTTTTTGGCGTGTCTAGCCTTGAACGACTTGCGCCTAGCTTTCTCTTTAGCGGTCTTAGGGTTTTTTCCAGCGCCGCTAACACCCTGTTGCCCAAAGCGGATAGTCTTTACACTACCGTCTGCACATTTGGCTACAACCACATGAGACTTCGTTGGGTGATTAGGAGTTCTCTTCGGCTTGTTGTACCCGCTTACTCCTGCCCTTTCCAGTCGTGGATCCTTTGGCATTAGAGGACTCCTTCTGGTGCAGGTCCGACATTTGGCCCTCTAGGTCCACGACTTTGGCTTCCAGCGCCTCCAAGCGGTTGAACTGGTCTTGAAACGCTTGGTTGATTTGGCTGAGAAATTTGTTCATTTCGGTTTGCGTCATTAACACCCGACATTGCTCCTCTGTTTGCTTGGTTGTTCAAGTTTTTCTCTTTTAAAGCTACTTCAGCAATTTTGAGACGCTTCTCAAATTCTCTATCATCTGCATCACCGTCCCGTAAGTTGCGAGTAATAGCACTAATCTTATCAATCTCTAGTTCTTGTGGAGCTAACTGAGCATCTACAGCGTATTTAACAGCCCTTGCTTGAGACTCTTGTGCCTGACCCTGCAGTGCTGCAGTTTGTGCTTGCTGGAACTCAAGTTGTGCTTGCTGTGCCATCATAGCCATCTGCTGCGCCTGAGGATCTGGTTGTTGTGCTTGATTCATAGACGCAATGAGTTCCTCACGGTTACTGAGGTTCATGTTATCAATAATGCTTTGGATCAGAACAGGATAGATTGGACTATCTTGTTTCATCGTTTGCAGCAGCTGTACAAGCTGAGTTACTTCGTACTCACGAGCAATAATACCTAGAGTAGAAGTAGCGTTAAACTTGTAGTCAGCTACAGGGTAATTCTCAGGATCAAACTGCATATACCGATGTGCAGCCTTGGTAACAAACGGCAGCAAGAACGACTGCT